GGGGTCTCGCAGCGATCCATATCACAGTGCCAGTTGTTAAGTACAACCCGACTCTTGGTAACGCCAAGACGTCCTGCTTCTGGACACAGGAACCGCACTCATTCTCCTTAGAGCGTAGGCAGCCGTTATAGTGGCTGAAACTATCCTCCCAGGGATTGAACCTGGCCCTCAAAGGTAACCCGGGAATGAGGTATTCGAGTATAGAGGAATCCGAATCTATCTCTCGGACTGAGAACCCTGGTGTGTCTGTTGTGCGAGAGAAGCCAATCGAATAGAATGGCTCATCCGGACAAGATTCAACCCAAGCGACTCAGGGAAGACATGATCTTCAACACCTAATCTATCTAATTCAGATAAATCAGCTGCCTGAAGCAGTAACTCGTGAAGTAGTGTGTTATCACCACTCTTCTCAGGGTCTTCAAGGAAGATCCCAACATTTGATAAAGATTTCCCAGTAATCTCACTTTCAAGAGAAAGGAGACGCTGGTAGCCGATAAACAAATCGTCGAGATCTCCCTCTTCAACAATGAGAGGTAACTCGAGTCTTACTCCAGAACAAATAAATCGAATGTTATTCAATCCCACGACAATATTGTCCAACGCCTCAGAGGCTTCATCGGAAAAGCGCTCTAGCAAAGGCAAAGTAAATGATAAATCTACCTTACCCTTATTTCGAACACTAATCTCCTGAGGCCATAAGAAACGAACGAAACCATATTGAGGTGAGACTTTCTCACACTCTTCTAAGCGCAGCTCAAGAGCTTGCTCTAACTTATCTATCTGACGAAGGATAAGTCGAAACAAATTCTCCCGTGCCGCCCAATCCCTTTCAGGACTGCGCTCGGCAAGAACATCTAAGCTAGAACACAACAGTTGCAGCCCTGGAAATAACATTCCAGAACTAACAACTGAAAGTGTCGGTCCTCCAAGAGGCTTCAACAAAGGTAAACCACCTTCGAGAAGACTCCGGAAGATTAAATTAGATGAACTTACCGCAGCATCATGGACCTTCCCTTCCTTCCTTGACACCTCTATTTGATTAACATATAGAGGAGGAAGCATGTATCGTAAGCATGCAGACATGAAGTTACCTGAATCCAAAGATATCCAGCCTCGGGCAACAGCCTGAGTAACTAGACTAAGACGGCCGAAGCCATCATTAGCCGCCATCTCCTGTTTAAAGGAGATTGGAGATAAATTCAGAGAACCTAAATAGGATTGTCCAGCGAAATTGATAAAACCTTTCTCAGAAGAGAAAGACTTCGCCAATCCCACCTTAATTCCTAGATAAGAGCATGTATTCAGATAAGATCTGGCTACATCCTTTCCAGCGATAACAATGTCATCACCAAGAACTCGGTAATCATAATACGGATATTTTCCAACTAAGAAT